CAAGAAATAGATCGTAAAAAGATTGAAGATCTGTTAATACAAAATAACTTACTAGAAAAACAGGCACAGCAAGCAGAAAAAATAAAACAACAGTTTGCATCATTAGGTCAATCACTTGCAACAGATGTTGCTGATGGCCTACAAGGTCTTATCCGTGGAACGTCAACCCTCAACGATCTGCTCAATAATGTACTAAACAAACTAATTGATGCTGCATTTAATATGGCATTATTTGGCAATCCAGGAGGAACACTAGGCGGTGGAGGATTATTTGGTTCGTTATTTAGTGGTTTAGGTTCAATTTTTGGAGGAGGTTTACCAAGTTCGCAAGTTCTGGGTCAACGAGCATCGGCAATGACAGGTATTCCTATGAACTTACCAGCAGGATCTTTTAATATTACAAGAGCATCAGGAGGACCAGTAAAAGGAGGAACTGGTTATCTTGTCGGAGAACGTGGACCAGAAATGTTTACTCCAGGTGTATCTGGAATGATTACACCAAATCATGCTCTTGGTGGTTCAACAAATATAGTGGTAAACGTAGATGCTTCTGGATCTTCTGTTGAAGGAGATGAAGAGCAGGGCAGAGAACTTGGTCGAATTATCTCAGCAGCGATACAATCAGAATTAATAAAACAAAAACGACCAGGAGGTATGCTCGCATAATGGCTCCCTTCAATAAAACCTACATACGGGCAACAAAAAAGATCCGCACCAAATACTAGAACTATCCGTTTCGCTGACGGGTTTGAACATAGAATATTATTTGGATTAGCAGAACATCAAAATCCAAAAACTTATAATTTCACATTTGAAGTCTCGGAAACCCAAGCAGACGAAATAGAAACCTTCCTTGATGCTCGTGCAAACGACAGTGCCAGCTTCGACTTTGAAGCACCAGGTCAAACTGCTGCACAAAAGTTTGTTTGCGAAACTTGGTCAAAATCTATACCATATAACAATAGAGCAACGATCCGAACAACATTTAGAGAAGTATTTGAACCATGAGCACTGCTCCGATTATTACTGATCTACAGAAGATCAATCCTTCAGCAATAATTGAATTATTTACATTAACTACTGATGCAACATTGCATGGTTCTGCCCAGACGTACAGATTCCATAATGGAACGAGTCTAAATGCTAACGGAGATATTATCTGGGCTGGTAATCAATATCTAAAAATGCCGATAGAGGCAGAAGGTTTTGCGTTTCAAAAAGGTCAGCTTCCCAGGCCAACACTCACTGTTAGTAATGCCCTTGGAACTATCACAGCCATTTTGTTAAATGTAAATGCAGTGATGGCAGGAAACGATTTGACAGGAGCTACTGTGACCAGGATCAGAACATTGGCACGTTATCTTGATGCTGTTAATTTTCCTACAACCACGACCAGCACCACGACCACTACAACTATTGCTGACCCTGCTGATGCCGAAACTGTAACTTATACTGTTACTGTTCATAATCCTGGCAGTGGCAATATTTTTAGGATTAATGGTGTAAATAATCCTGTTATTACAATGAAAAGAGGATCTACTTATATTTTCGATCAATCAGATGCTACAAATAGTGGACACCCTTTGGCAATAAAATCTGATGCTGGAGGAGCACAGACAACAACTGTATCTGGAACTGCTGGAAATGCAGGAGCTACAGTAACCTATCAGCCAGCATATCCTTCTGCTCCAAATGATTTGAGATATTATTGCACAGTTCATGGAAATGGAATGGGTAATACAATCACGATGAACGATCCAAATACAACGACTCAGCAAACAACAACAACCACATCTCAACAGGTAAATCCATTAGGCACACCAGATCCTACAGCAGAGTTTCCTCAAGAGATCTATAAAATTGATAGAAAAGCAACGGAGACTAGAGAAGTTGTGCAGTTTGAACTTGCTTCAGTGTTGGATCTTGCTGGAATACGAGCACCTATGCGTCAATGCACCAGAACTGAATTTCCCTCTATTGGTACGTTTATAGCATGAGTTGGAAATATAAAGCACTACTTCATGCTCAACGAGAAGATCCGAAAGAATCTTGTGGTTTGTTATTGAATATTAAAGGTAAGGAAAGATATTTTCCTTGCCGTAATTTATCAATGACAGATCATCAATGTTTTATTATCGACCCAGAAGATTATGTAAAAGCAGATAACACTGGAGAGATAACAGCCGTTGTTCATAGCCACCCTATAACACCTCCAACTCCTAGTCAGGCAGATAAAATTAGCTGCGAACAAAGTAATCTTCCGTGGCATATTGTCAACCCAAAGACAGAACAATGGGGATACTGTGAACCATGTGGCTATAAACCCCCTTTATTGGGTCGCCCTTGGGTCTGGGGAGTTACTGACTGCTGGAGTTTAGTTAGAGATTGGTATAAAGAAAAAAAGAATACTGAACTTAGAGATTGGGATAGACCAACAACACCAGAGGAGTTTGTACTGAACCCAATGTTTGAAAGTTGTGCATGGAGAACAGGTTTCAGAGAACTTAGACCAGATGAAAAAACAATTAATGGCGATCTTTTGTTTATGTCTATTGGATCTCCTGGTTTAAATCATGTCGCTATTTTCTTAGATGGAGATGTTTTACATCATTTAACCGATAGACTATCTTGTA